TGCAGGGCGGTACGTGGGGCGCTTGGAAACCTCTTATTGTTACTGGCGACTACGGGGTAGGCGCGGTATCCCTGGCGGCCTGCAATGACGCCAACAACGTGGCGGCTACTGGTGACCTGCTGGTATTTCCGGGAACGCTAAATGGCCCTAACCCAGGCGTATACGGAACAATAAGAACAACGTTCTACGAGAAGTCTTCGAGCAACTGGACGCAACTTATTCTTTCCACGACTGGCAACAAGATGTTTTATAGGGGCTGCATCAACGGTGGCATCCAGCCCTGGATGCAGGTTAACGAAGAGTCAATAACGAACAGCAACGGGACCGCAGTCAAATTCTCGGATGGGACCATGATTTCCTGGAAGGAGAGCTCAACCATCCAGACAACATCAAATCAAGTATCAACGGGCGTCTTTCTCGGCGCCGCCGAAATATTTACCTTTCCGGTTCCGTTCGTGACGATTGGGGTTGTCATTGCCTCCGTTTCGTACTCGGCAAATGCTTATTGCTGGGGGGCGGTAGGAGAAGGAAACAACCCGAACCAGTGCCGAGTAGTTGGCTTCAGTCATGCGGCTAACGCTCAGTATCAAGCAAGATATCTTGCCGTGGGGAGGTGGCGATAATGGTCATTATCAAATTTTCTCCAGTGTGTACGGACAGGCTGCCGATCCTCGAATCAGTTTCCATCGAGGGCTATGCCATTACTGTCAACGGCGAGGTGTTCGACTTTTCTCCGCTTGAGCCAGGTTATGAGCTGGAGCTCGAGGCAATTGGCTCGAAGCTGTTCGCTGACAAGGCCGTCATGTCCGCCGAAGGCATTCTGTCGATCACTCTGCTCATGCCCTACGACGAAGTCACGGCGACCGACGCTATCCGCTTCCCTGAGCCTGCGACCATCACCGCCGCCGGCCCGGTGGATATCCCCACCGATCACCCAGCGCCACCTCCAAAACCCCCAACCATTGAGGACGATCATGGACTTCTCGCAGAGCAAGAAAACCTTCACTGAGCAGGACCAGATAGCCAGCGAGGCCCGGGAGTACCTGCGCCAGACCGACTGGTTGGTGGTGCGCAAGCTTGAGACCGGCAAGGAGATGCCGGCCGATATCGCAGAGAGGCGTGTTGAGGCACGTAACCAGCTCTAGGCTCAGTAACATTTCATACTACCTGTCACCACACGTACATGTTTTTGTCTTGAGGCAACACTGTCGCGCTCGACCAATCTTATTTAGTGTATAGGGTTATTTTCCTACATAAGCAGAGTTGAAGTCATTTCTTATAAGGCGAATGCTGTTGTAGTGTTTGGGGGTTAGATAAATATTTAAGTAGTTGTGTTGGAGGAATTGAATTGGTTGGGTCGATAGTTTTTTCTTAATGGAGTGTTAGGTTGAAATAGGGGGTGGCTGGTTTGGTTTATGGTTTTTCATGGGTATTGCTATTTGTTGCTGTGTTCTAATGTTTAAGTCTTGTATTTGGTTTTCTCGGGTTCTGAGGCTTTTGTGGGGTTGGCTAATTTATTTGGTGATAATTTATGCTGTTTAATTTGTGTCTAAAGCAACTTCAGGGGTATTGCCCTCTATTAACGAATCGTTTCGTTATTGGATTTAGCCCAGGAGCATCGACAAGTAATACCACCCAAGCTCTTCCCGCTGCCTACCTCGCTCCCATCAACGACCTCGCCACCCCCTCCACCGCACAAAACACCTTCCGCCAGACCATCCGCGACCGCTTCGAAGTCGCCTTGCTGCTCGATGCCACTCACCCGCAACAGGCCCTGGACCAGCTCCATGACCTGCGGGCCGAGGTCTGGCGCGCGTTGGTGGGTTTCAAGCCTGGCGCCGAGTACAGCCCGATCCAGTACGAGGGCGGTGAGCTGGTGCCGGTGGGCAACGAGCGGTTGCTCTATCGCCTGCGCTTCTTCGCCGAGTTCCAGTTGGGGCGCAATCGTTCCGGGCAGCCGGCGGAAACCTGGCATGAGCGTGAACTCGACGGCTTGCCGTCCTTTACCGGGGTCACGGTGCGGGTCGATGCCATCGATCCGGCGGACCCCAATTTGAAAAGCCCGGGTCCCGATGGGCGCCTGGAGCTGACTTTCTCAGGAGAGCTGAAGCAATGAGCAAACGCATCACTGTGCTGCCGGCCGCTGGCCGTGCCGTACCCGATCCGGAAGCAGGCGACCTGCTGCCGGCCGCCGGCCGTGAAGTCACGGACAACGCCTGGTGGCGTCGCCGTCTGGCCGATGGCGATATCACCATCAACGCCGTGCAAGCGGCACAACCGAAGGGAGCCCAATAATGGCGATCGGATTCAGCAATATCCCCGCGGACATTCGTGTTCCGCTGTTCTATGCCGAGATGGATAACTCGGCGGCCAATAGCGCTTCGTCGGCCATGCGCCGCCTGATCGTCGCCCAGGTCAACGACAACGTGCCCGCCAGCGACGTGGGCAAGCTGGTGCTGGTGTCCAGCGTGGCCTTGGCCAAGAGCATCGGCGGCCAGGGTTCGATGCTGGCCTCCATGTACGAGACCTTCCGCAAGACCGACCCGGTCGGCGAGATCTGGTGCCTGCCGTTGCACAACAGCGAAGGCAGCGTGGCCAAGGGCACTTTGACCCTGACCGGCAGCGCCACCGAGAGCGGCGTGCTCAACCTCTATGTGGGCGGCGTGCGGGTCCAGGCCGCCATCGTCAAGGGCGCCACCGCGGCCCAGGCGGCCACCGCCCTGGTGCAGAAGATCAACACCTCGGCCGACCTGCCGCTGAGCGCCAGCGCCGCCGAAGGCGTGGTGACCCTGAACGCCAAGTGGACCGGCGACAGCGGCAACGACATCAGCCTGCAGCTCAATCGCCTGGGCAAGAGCAACGGCGAGAGCACCCCGGAAGGCCTGGCCATCGTCATCGGCAAGATGGCCGGCGGTGCCGGCGTGCCTGACCAGGTAGCTGCGGTCGCCGCCCTGGGCGACGAGCCGTTCGAGTTCATCTGCATGCCCTGGACCGACGTCGCCAGCCTCAACACCTGGCAAGCGGTCATGGATGACAGCGTGGGCCGCTGGTCCTGGGCCAAGCAGCTGTTCGGCCATGTCTACACCGCCAAGCGCGGCACTGTGGGCACCCTGGTAGCCGCCGGGCAGGCGCGCAACGACCAGCACATGACCATCCAGGCCCTGGAACCGGGCGTTCCGCAGCCGGCATGGGTCCAGGCCGCGGCATTGGCCGCCCGTACGGCGGTGTTCATCTCCGCCGATGCCAGCCGTCCGACCCAGAGCGGCAGCCTGCCGGGCCTGGACCCGGCCGCGGCCAGCGAGCGCTTCACCCTGACCGAGCGCCAGTCGCTGCTCAACTACGGCATCGCCACCGCCTACTACGAAGGTGGCTACGTGCGCATCCAGCGTTCGATCACCACTTACCAGAAGAACGCGTTCGGCCAGCCGGACAACTCCTACCTGGACAGCGAGACCCTGCACCAGTCGGCCTACATCGTGCGTCGCCTGCAAAGCGTGATCACCAGCAAGTACGGGCGCCACAAGCTGGCCGCCGACGGCACCCGCTTCGGCGCCGGCCAGCCGATCGTCACCCCGAGCACCATTCGCGGCGAGCTGATCGCCCAGTACGCCAAGCTGGAGCTGGAAGGCCATGTGGAAAACGCCGAGCTGTTCGCCGAGCACCTGGTGGTGGAACGCGATGCCCGGGACCCGAGCCGGATCAACGTGCTGTTCCCGCCGGACTACATCAACGGCCTGCGAGTGTTCGCGCTGCTCAACCAGTTCCGCCTGCAGTACGACAACGTCGCCTGAACGCACGTTCGACTGTGAATCCAGCCCACCTTGCGTGGGCTTTTTATTGAAGGGAGAAACACCATGGGTCAAGTGATTGCGGGCACCTGCTACGTCAAGGTCGACGGTGCTCAACTGACGATCAACGGCGGCTGCGAGGCGCCGCTGATGTCCACCAAGCGTGAAACCGTCGTGCCGGGTTTCTACAAGGAAGTCGAGGTCACGCCGACGTTCAAGGTCACGGCGCTGCACACCCCGGACTTCCCGCTCAAGCAGCTGGTGGCCGGCACCGACATGACCGTCACCTGCGAATTCAACAACGGCAAAGTCTTCGTCCTGGCCGGCGCCTACCTGGTGGACGAGCCGGTATCCAAGGGCGACGACGCCAGCATCGCGCTGGTGTTCAACGGCGTGAAGGGGACCTGGCAATGACTCAAGTCGTGAAGCTGCAAGTGGCCATCGAGGCCCACGGCGAATCGCTCGACGAACTGACCCTGCGCCGCCCGACGGTGCAGGAGGTACGCAGCATCAAGGCGCTGCCGTACCGGATCGACAAGAGCGAGGAAGTGAGCCTGGACATGGATGTCGCGGCCAAGTACATCGCGGTCTGCGCCGGTATCCCACCGTCTTCGGTGAACCAGCTGGACCTGGCCGACCTCAACGGCCTGAGCTGGGCGGTCGCGAGTTTTTTCATGAGTGCGGCGTCGCAGCCATCGGCGACCTGATCGCGGCCGCCTATGACCTGGCCTGGTTCTGGAAGGTTGACCCCGAACAGATGATGGCCAGGCCACTGGATGTGCTCCGTGAATCACTGGAGCACGCGCAACGGATCAATGCGATGCAGCAGGTGCAGTGATGGCGAACATTCAACAAAGCATGAGCCTGACGAACATCCAGACCACGGTGCACATGTCCGTGGTGGTGCTCGGCGCGCAGAAGCTCGAAGCCCAGATGTCGGGGATCCGCGCCAGGGTCGGCGCCTTCAAGAAGAGCATCGAGGACAGCGGCCTCGGCTCCCTGGACCTGGGCGGCTTCATCAAGGGCGGCGGTCTGCTGGAGCCGTTCATCCATGGCATCAAGCAGGCGATCAAGGCCGAGGACGACTTGCAAGCCAGCAGCCAGCAGCTCACCGGCCTCAAGGCCCCCGAAGTCCCGCTGGGGGAAACCTCGGCCCACCTCAAGCAGTTCGACGACGCACTGCAAGGGGTGTCGCTGAAGATGGGCCAGGCGCTGCTGCCGGCGGTCAACCAGCTGATCACCGGGCTAACGCCGCTGATCAGCAGTGTCGGTGCCTTCGTTGCCGACAACCCGGCCCTGGTGGAAGGCTTGGCCGCAGCGGCCGTGGCCTTCACCGTGGTCACCACCGGGGCCATGGGCCTGGCGGCGGTGGTCGGCCTGCTGGCCTCGCCGGTGGGTATCGTGGCGGCGGCGATCGCCGTGGCCGCCGGCTTGATCGTGGCCTACTGGGAGCCGATCTCGGGGTTCTTCAGCGGGATCTGGAACAGCATGCAGGCGGCCGTAGACACGGCCTTCGCCACCTTCGAGCGGCTGTTCGGCTGGAACCCGCTGCAAGCGCTGGCCGGTGCCTGGGGCGCGATCTCGGGGTTCTTCTCCGGGCTCTGGACCTCGGTGGTCGGCGAAGCGATCGGGGCCTGGGCGCCGCTCAGTGAGTTCTTCAGTGGCTTGTGGCAGGGCATCCAGGCCCTGGCGCTGCCGCTGCTGGATGTCTTCAAGACCCTGTTTTCCTGGAGCCCGCTGGGGCTGGTGATCGATAACTGGCAGCCATTGACCGGGTTGTTCTCGGCGCTGTGGGAGCTGTTGCGGGCACTGTCGGTGCCGGTCATGAGCTTCTTCAAGACCCTGTTCGACTGGTCGCCCTTGGGCCTGGTGATCAATCACTGGCAGCCACTGCTGGGCTTCTTCGGGCA